TTCAGCTAATGATATACTACCATTTTTATTAAAAGCCCATGATGTAAACCAAGGGGTTGCAGCATTTGCAGTTATAAATGATGCACTAATTGCAAACGTTTCAGTAGGAGGACTCTGTGATTCATCACTAGTTGGATCATATCCAGCAACTGGTATAAGGCGTCTAGGGTTAAACCCAACTGAACTCATAGATCGTGTTCTCGTGCTACGTACTGTTCTTTGTAACTGTGATAAAGTTTCGTTTTGATTAGGAGCTCTATCATTAGCAGTTTTTTGCAATCTTCTTAAAGAAGAAGTTACTTTATTAACTGGTGCACTAAAATTATTTTTTCTAGGAGATCTACCATAAATCATAATTATATTTAATTATTATAGTGTAACCTCACCGCGGTCAATAATAATTTGTCTATTATCAAGCTGTTTTTGAGCAATATCTGATTTAGATAAGCCGAAATACGCTACTGCGTATGCATTTTCAACAAGATATTCATTAACATTAACCCCGTCTTTAGTAATTAGACTACCTAAAATACGACCATATTTGCCTCGCGAGTCGTCAGTCTTAGTAGCTAATACTATTTTACTACCTACTGGGCAGAACTCTTTTACTTTGGCTGCTGCCAACTTACCGAAAATCTTTTCAGTCTTATCTGAGGTACGTGACTCAGGTGTATCGATGCCATATAATCTAATACGTTGGTTCTTTAACCATACATCAAATCCTAAATCGATATCTACGTCAACTGTATCGCCATCTACTATTTTAGTTATAATTGCATTATATTCAAACATATTATTACTTATACCACTCTAAGACCTTCCGAGAGTATCCGCGCTTTGCTTTGGGTGTCGCGCGCTTTTTTGATAGAAAAATTATCTAAATTACAATAAATATTAATATGACAGAAGCAGAATTAAATAAACTTTCAAAAGATGAATTAGAAGCTCTGGGACGTACTAAAGGTGTAGAATTAGATAAAAGATTGACTAAAAGTAAGTTAGTTAAATCAATTTCTAAGTTATTTGCTAGTTCGTCATCATCAGCTCCTAAGAGTTATAGACAACAATGGTTAGAACAAGCAAGTGAAGAAGAAATAGAAACTTGGAAAAATAATCCAGGAAATCACAATCCTCAAGGCAATTAACAATAAATAATTATAATCATGGCATTTACAGAAAATTCATCAGTAGGAATAGCTTTTACAGTTAGACAAACATTCTCAGGATCAGGCGGTCCTATCGAAGATACAACTAATGGTATCGATACGTTTCCAACAGGGTTAACTTTATCAGAAATGGATAGAAGCTTTTTACAATATAAATCAAAGGCTGATTTAGGACTTGATACAAGTTATAGTAACGCATCAGCAGCCAAGTTATATTTCAAAGGCAAAGATCATACAATGGATATTGATGATCAATATCATGGAAAACAATTTGCAATAACTGATAACACAGACAACTATACAATTATATTTACATTTAATAAAGGAGCTGGCGGAGGCGGAACACAAACAGCAGAATTATGCGGATATGGTATCGGAGTTGGACCTGAAATCAGACGTAAATGGACTTTAGGTTACATTTAATAAATTTTCATACTCCCCAAATAGTAAAGCCGTTCTCTGAACGGCTTTTTTATTCCGGAAAAATAAAGAGGAACTTCTATATAATTAATGTATGATATATTTAGATATTAAGTTTGATAAAAGTGTTAAGAGTTTATTTAAAGATCTAGATGTGAAAGAATCTAAATTAAAAAGCTTTTGTCAATTTATAATTAATGAAACTAATAATACAAGAAAGAATCATTTCTATAATATAGATGTAAAAGGAATACAATCTACTAGCTCTGGTTATTATTTTGGTACGAGTGATAAAGAGCAAGATGCTGAAATGGAATTAGCTTTAAAAAGTGGATATAGAAAGATTGAAAAGAGGAGAAAATTTTTATTACAATCATTTTTTCATGAACTTGTTCATTTTAAGCAAGATAAGTTTGATTATATTTCTGGTAAGAAGTTAAATTACTCTGAGAAAGATGTTACTGATAGAAGTCCTGCTTATTGGGATAATGAATATGAAGTAGAAGCTCGTAAGTTAGAAGAAAAATGGTACGATGCTTTTGAAAATATATATTATTGATCGTTAGGCCAAAGACGAGCTTTCATATACTCGATATCTTTCTTTATTTCAGCTATATCAACTTCCATTTCTTTCATACTCTCAGTAATAATAATATTACCATCTGGAGTAATAAAATTAGCTATTAAATTTTCTATCTTAGATATAAGAGGTAATAATTCTCTAATTTCAGTTTGATTAGATTGAGCCATAAAACGTAAAGCTTGAGTTTCTGTTTCTAGACTCTCAAGCTTTAATGCGATTATTTCTTGATCTTTTTGATAAACTTCTTGCGATACATACTTACTGTTTAAATAGAGAGCTAGAAAAGCTGCTACACCTGCTAAAATAAAAGTTGCAAAGTTTAGATTTTCAATACCATTTTTAATGAAGGAAATTAATTTAGCCATTTAATAGTATTTATAGGAACATAAATATAATTATATGAAGAAAGTTAAAACTTTAACAGATTTATTTGAGTCTTTGAATCAGAGTGCTATCGCACGTGATCAGCAAAGAGATTATAAAAATTTAAAATACACGCCAGGTGAAAGTAAACAGAGTTACAAGAAAGGAAATATACCAACAGTGTATGCACAAAAGACAGGAGTACCATATAGTCCAATGGGTATATCAGATCAAGAAAGTAAAGAGGTATTTGGATATATAATTAACTCAGAACAGACTAAAACTACGCCAGAGAATCCAGAAATAGTAGTTGTTGGTTTGTATAAGACTGATTTAGTTTATCTTCAAAAAAATATTAAAAGTGATTTAGAAGAGATGGTTGATGCTATTGAACCAGAATCTTTATTTCCAGAATTTGGTGTAGGTAAAGTTATACATAGAGTTACTGGTAAAAATTCTGCATTCATACATAAGTGCAAAGCTTTAGAGCAAGTATTAGAAAAAATGAATACACCGCAATACAAAAGGAAGATTACGCTTGCTAAACGAAAACGCGATAGTATGAATTTGAAGTACGGTAATGATTGATTTTCAATTTAATTATACTATAATTATAGTATGTTAAATAATATCGAACTGAAGTGGAGTGATATTGAATTCCTAATCGAGAGACTTATAGAACAAATAGAATTAAAAAATAAAAAATATGACGTCATATTAGGTATAGGTAGAGGAGGATTAGTTCCTGCATCCATTTTAAGTTATAAATTAGATATAAAAGTTTTACAAAATATTGGCATTAACACTCGCCATACCCATAACTCTTTAATATATCAAAAACCTAATCTATATGGTAATGTATTAGTTGTCGATGATATAAATGATTCAGGTAAAACATTTGATATGGTAGAATTATATATTAAGGATAATTTTGATACCGTAAAAAATGTTGATTATTGCGCATTATCTAAAAGATATAATACTAAATTTAAAGCAGGTTTTTATGGAAACGATTTACATTCTAACAGTTGGATGAGCTTTCCATGGGACCATTAAATAATTAAGTGAAAGCCAGAGCATTCCATTTCGAAATTAAAGATATGTTAACGCAGTTTGTTGCTGCGTTTGATGATATAGTCATAGGAAGATTTAATAAATCTAGAGTTGAACAAGATAAGATTAATGTTAGATATGTATATGCTCCTAAACAAAGAGTCTTTTTAGATCTAGTTAATGAAAATAAGACATTAACATTACCAGTTGTATCAGTTAATGTAAACAACGTAAGTAGAGATCCAAACAGGGTCTTTAATAAATTAGATGGGTTTACTTATCAAGGCACCGTTACACAAGAAACCGTATCAAGAAAAGTAAAATCTCCTATACCGATTAATATTAATATAAGTTGTTCAATAATGACTAGATATCAAACTGATATGGATCAGATAATCAGTAACTTTGTACCTTTTTGTAATCCATATGTAATTATATCTTGGAAAGTGCCTTCAGGTTTTTCATTATCTAAAGACCAAGAAATAAGAAGTGAAGTATTATGGTCAGGTGATATTAATTTAGATTACCCAGTTGAAACAACAGGTGCACAAAAAGCAAGAGTTGTAGCAGATACATCTTTTACTATCAAAGGCTGGTTATTTAAAGATGTAAATGACCCGGTAGGTAATATCTTTACTATCGATACTGATTTTCATAATGAAAATTTACTAACAACTTATGACAATTACCCAACATTATCAGGCAATACATACACATTTCCAACTTCTACTAACTTAATAAATGAAATAGAAAATATAACTTTATCAGGAGCTCCAGATATTACTAATGTATACTATAATAACGTACAATTATTTGATAGTTTAACTATTTCTAAAGATGCATTAGATATTAATGGATCATCAAACTACGTATTACTTAACGGATTAAATTTTGAAAATATAAATGGATTATTATTAAGTGGTAACTCAGGACCATATTATAATACAGCTTTAACAACTATTAGTGACTTTCAAAGTGGTAGCCATGATATTGGTAAGTCTATTACGGGTCATAGTATAAATTATGAAGTAATAAATGATAATACTTTATCGTTAAATTTAAGTTCTCCAGGTGTAGCTTTTGGTTCAAATACAATAATGGATCTAAGATTTGTACCTTATACACTATCTGCAGGCTATGCAGTATCAAATAAATCGTTAATATCACAAACATATAGTGGTAACGACACCTTTATTATCGTAAAATTTTAATTAAATAATTACAATGGCTGACGACAAACAACAAAGTAGTGGATTCTTTAAAAATTTAGTTAATAAATTACCATACCAATCATTAGATTTTAATAATGTAATTAACGATTTAAATCCAAAATATAATACATTCCAAGATGTAGGAATGAATAGAACAGAAGCGTTAGCTAAAAATAGTATATTTTTTAATAATGACTTTAATAATACACCATCAGGTCATGTAAGTGTAGATGGTAATTATAATAAATTAGTCTATGCTAATATAGAGGAAAATAAAGGCGGTAGATTAAGAGATTATAGAATTATGGCTGCCTTTGCTGAAATTAGTGATGCATTGGATGAAATTTGTGATGAGTGTATCAATATAGATGATAAAGGTAACTGCGTTAATTTATATTTACGTAATATGGATTTAGATGCTGATGTAGCTAATACATTAAATGAAGAATTTGAAAGATATATTGATTATTTTAACTTAGATAGAAAAGGATTTGAATACTTTAGACAGTTGTTAATTGAAGGTGAAGTATATTTTGAACATATTATACATTCAGGTTTTGCTAAAGAAGGTATTTTAGGTAGTGTATTATTACCTTCTGATTTAATTGATCCTATTTTTGATAATATTCAAAATATGATAATCAAAGGTTATATTTTACGTAAGCCAATCTTTGATCCTAATAAGCCAGAAAAGATTGCCAAGTTTGATATGATTCCTATGGATGAGAATCAAATAACTTACGTTAATTCAGGCATATGGAATCAGGATAAATCATTTAGATTACCTTTTATTGAAAATGCAAGAAGATCTTATAGACAATTATCATTAGTTGAAGATGCTATAGTTATATATAGATTGGTTAGAGCACCTGAACGTCTAATGTTTAACGTCGATGTAGGTAATATGTCTCCTCCTAAAGCCGAAGCTTATATGAGAAAGCTAGTAGCTGAATATTGGAGTAAAAAGACATTTGATACTAATCAGTCAGGTCAAGTACAGAAGTTTAACCCTCAATC